TCGCTGATGACCGGATACCTGAGCGGCAATTAACGGCATACCTGTGTTTCCCTGTTCAGTGTCGAGTAGCGTCAGCCCCGCGAGGACTTTCATATACGTATCTTGTTCGTTGGCTCCGAGATACTTCCACGTTAGAAGGTCGCCATTCAGCGAAATCTCTTCCGGAAGCCAAAACTGCTTAACGTTCTGTTCGTAAAACATCTGTGTGAATCCGTCTTCGTGTTGCGACCAGTTGGCCGCTGTATATTGCGTCAATTATTCGTCCTCCTTCTTTTTTGTTATTTTCGGTTTTACTAGCTGCGTCTGCTTAAATATTCGTTCAATATGCCTTCATATTTATCTCGCATGAATTTAAACCTGTCTTGGTGTAATTTCTCGCTCCAGCCGGTTAATTCGTCAAGCTCCTTCATTTGCTGAAATCCTTTTTGGATTTCCTCGTAGTAAAATTCAATGTCTCCCACCGCTCGCCAATGCCTCGCTGTTCTGACTTGTTGCCCTGTTTCGGCTGTTTTCATAGCTATATTTAAGGCTTTTGTTTTCTTGTTTTGATTAGAGAGTATGTTCGATGCGATTTTCTTCAAAATGAGATCGCAGTAAACCTTAACGAAATTAGTTGGTTCGCTCACTATCAATACCACCTCCTATCAATCTGATAATTTAAACCACGCATGACAGGCAACCTTCCTGCCCCGTATCTTTAGTCCGCGCATAATACAGCGTCTTGATCCCTTTGTGATGGGCATAAAGATCGATCCGGTTCAGATCGCGTGTCGTCATGGTATCTTTCAGGAACAATGTAAATGAAATGCCTTGATCGACATGCTGCTGAATTGTCGCAATCATATCGACGACTTTAAACATATCCATGTCGTACGCTTCCTTGTAGAAGAACCAATTCTTCGCACTTAGCCCCG